CCCAAAAAGTATTATCCTCAATAAGACCCATTGCTGCATTTGCCACACACTCAATACCGTACTTAGGCGTTTGACTAGCATAAGCATGCCCGAAAGCACAATTATGAATCCAGTAACCAATACAATTGGAAAGATTGATTCCCGAAGCCGTTGATCCACCACCAATATTGAATCCTGCCACTTCCATATGATTACCCGAGGAACTAGCTGATAAGACATCTACATCCGTACCTGCCTGTAAAACTACCCAAGCAGCTTGTGGATTATTTAACCCAATTAAATGAGTTCTAGCTTTATTTATTGCTACTGGCTCAGTATCCTCGCTCCAAGCATCTAAAACAAATATATAGTCGTTCTGTTCAGCCGTACACTTGCCTAGCGCAGTCGCTAACGTCAACAAAGGATGATCCGGATCCGTGCCCTCATTACTATCACTCACATTTGCATGATAACTATCAACAAAAAACACTTTGCCTGCCGTTACCGGCCTGTGCAAAAGACTCTCTACCGACGGAATAAATTGTCCGTTAAACATATTGTTACCTCACTTACTAGATTATTCCAGCTTATACTCCGACTGGCTCAACTATTGAATTGCCACGATAATTCAAAGCCCAATTATTCACTGTATTAACTGCTAAATCTCTATATGGATTATAAGAGTATCCACTGCTTAGCATGCCATATACTGCCATATTACTTAGGAAAGTGCTATTCAAACAATCCGCTGCCACTGATATTGCCTCACCATTCTGTGCATTTGGTATAACAAAGGTATTGCCATCCACTACCCAGTAATCAGCATTGTCTAAATTTATTCCAATTGCCAAGCCATCAAATACATTACCAACGCACTCTCCACCACGCACCATATTTATTGAGGTGTTACACTGGATTCCATTACCAGTAATGACGCCTTCACTTGAACCTAAGTCCCCAAAGAAACGATTCTGCTCAAACCTTGAATATTGAATATTCTGCTTAATGTATATACCATGTAGTGGAGTTCCACCAGAGCCTGGGGAACCGAACCAATTATGATGAATCCAACTGCCCTCAGTTCCATTAATATCTATACAACCGGTTGAATCACCACCAGACAAATCAAAGCCTGCTATCTCACTATATGCCCCTGCACTAGTCAGATTAAAACAAGCTGCATCAGTTGCTGGATTCATTTTTGGATATGCAAAACTTGGAAGTCCTAAACCTATTATATGAATTTGAGCTGTGTCAACTGCTACAGGAAATGTATCCTGCGCCCAACAATCCATCACAATAATATAATCATTTCTATTATCTTCACATAAATCTACTGTTGCATTGAGTGTCTTCATTGGAGTAGAAGGATTTGTTGCCTCATCTGCCCCAACTCCATCCGATCCGCCAATGCCATCACAATAAAAAACACGCCCATTTCCTAGAGCGCCTGTTCCACCACCTATAACAGACATCGCACCCCAAATTTCATCGAGGTACGTCTTCATATTTTTGAGATGTGCCCCACCTCTACCAATATTGAATGGATATGTTTTAGCCATTTTAATAACTCCTAAGACTAGATTTTTTGCTAAACTTCCTTGCGCTCTATGGAGTCTAGCTCATCATACCTTTAAAAAGCACTAAGTGAGCTTAGGTTCCGCTATATTCTTTTTACTTCCCAAATGCCATTATCTTATACTTAGCTGTTGTTGTACAAGTTACTTTTAATGCAGTTCCAGTATGAGTTCCCAAAGTTATTACTGCATCAGCACCGCCATTATTATCAACTAATCCAATCATAACCAAAACCGGCGTTGAGTGTAATCCGTGCTCTATAGTCTGCTCACTCCCAGTTCCTGTTAGTATGTCTGAAACAAATACTCTTGGATTCGCTGCTAACCACTGAGTGTCTCCGTCTCCCATTGCCTCAATTCTAGATGACATACTTTTCCTCAATTAAGCTGGATGAGTTCTCTACTCACCCAGCTATTTATTTACTTATACTAATCTGGCTCAACATCCACTGTATACGCAATAGTAGTGGCATCAGTTAATGCTATTTCTGCGTCAACTCTTGCTGTTACAATGAAGGATGTTCCACCCTCACGCGGATCACGATATGTCTCAAGCTTAATTTCCCTGCGGAACCCACCATAGAGATTAAGGCGATGAGTCATAAGGATAAATGATGTATCAGGACTACCAGCAGTAATCGGGAAATGAGGTACTCCTTTAATTTCAATACCTTGGTACTTGAGCATACTGTTGCCGGTTAGCTGAAGGTCACCAAGTGGAGTTCCACGAGCCGCTATCTGATCACGATATCTCTCTTCCAGTCTCTGAGGTACATAATACCGCCAGTTAGCCAAATCAGATTTATACTTATCGTCAAGAGTGCTCAGTAATAGTTTAAATATTTTCTGATAGTCATCGCCATCACTAGATGCGTCATAAGTGTTCCCACCATCAGTATATGAAGTTTCAAGCCAACCATCTAATACATTTAGATAGTCACTGGTTTCTCCATGCCCAATAACTGCATCAGCAATATCACCCTTTACGAATAGTTCCTCAATATCAGATCCCGCTCTCTCTGCGATCATGCCCATAACGATATCCGCAAAACCTGCCCGCGCCACATTGTCTTCCATAACCTCATCAGAAATGGGCACTTCACCACGTATAATACTAGTGTCAATTTCAACTATAGTTGGATCAGGTACAACCCTATTGCCAGTAGTTAAACGAGTAAACTCAGTACCTGGCTTCATCATCCTACTTGAAAAGTTCAGTACTGATTCCTGCCATTTAGCTGCACTAGACTTTACTATCCTTACTTCGGGCAGCATCTTTTGCGGTGTTATTGCTACCAGCAAAAACTGCTCTACCTGCTCTACAGATAAAGGAGCTTCACCGGAACCGCCAAAGTCAGATAGTACTAAATTTGCTTTCTGCAAAAGTTCCTTGTTACTTAACATTTTTATCAACCTCTCTAAATTAGATTATTTATCTGACTCTTAGCCAGTTAGTGAAACAGAACCATTCCTGAGTAATGACTTCATAACATTATCGAACTTACCGGCCTTAACTTCGGGAACCACTACCTCTTCATCAGTCAAAGCCTTAGACACCGATGTATGCCCTTCCAGTTTCTCAATTCGCGCCAAAGCTTTTTCTAATACATTCGTATGAGTTTCTAATGATTCGGATATTCCAGTTATTGCCTTAGACAATGCTGAAGCCTCTTCGCCTTCAACCGGGGTTAGATCAAACGCCTTGCTTATCATATCTAAAGCTTTCTTAACTGCCTCAAGCTCACTAGCCTTATCAACCTCAACTGCCTTCTCTACCTTTTCTGCAGACTCCACAATAGCTGGAGTAATTGCCTCTGCTAAAGATTTCTGCAAACCTGTAAAAAACTCGCTTAACTCACTCATTGATTTAATACCTCTCTATATTTATACTTTTATGTACGTTCGCTGAACCTCTTCAGCTTTATCCCTATCAAACTCATAGCCTGAATCTGTTTTTCTATACTTTACTTTTAAATATTTATTTTTTGCACCTACAATCAAATGGTCATCATATACCTCAACTACCCACTCATCACCCATTGGAGCGGTACTATCACGATATGCACAGCCAATCTCTTCGGCCTTCTCATAGAATCCTTTTTCTGCACTAACTTTACTAACCGCTGCTTCTAAAGTATCTACCCGCTTACCTACCTCAATTGCCTTATTGCCAGCGGTATCCTCTGACTTAATTATATCTGCCGTTGCTTTACAAAATTCTTCCCAGGCCCCATTATCAATAAAGCATTTTTTCATTGCTTCAGTAGTATAGTCCTCAGCTTTTATTGTTTTCATTCTACCGAATACCTGTTTGATAGCTTCTTGTATTGCTGCTAATAATTTTTTCTTAGGTATTTTTTGCACCTGTTCTTCTTTGGATTCGCCCTCTGATTCCTCTTCTTCCTCTTCCTGTTTCTTTGCCTTAAGAGTGTCAGTTTCGCTGGACTCGCTTTCTGATTTTTTGGTCTTACCATAGCCTTCTGACTTAAGCCAGCCAGTCATCACCACCACTGCTTCCTGCACATCTTTTGGTGCCTTACTAAATGAAGCACTTTGAAGACATGCATACAATCTTTCTTGTGTCTTTACAATGGCTTCCTCCGCCTTAAGAATACTAAGCAATTCATCAGTTAAATTTTGTGGATCCAATTTTGCCTCCACATCACCAGATTTCATGACTAACCACCCTTCCGTCAAGTTTGCTGCATGGGCTACCCCTGAAGTTTCTTTCCAGTCTAAATCTACTATTTCCTGTACCTTGTCCGCTTTTAAAGTATCTTCACTCATGCACTACTTCCTTATACTTACTTATCGTCATAACCATAACTAATGTTTAACACGTTTTGCTAACCCCGCAAATGAATATCCTCTTATTTTTCCTTCTTTTACCAGCTTCCAAGACCAGTCCTGCCACAATACTCCCATAAAAATAGAGTTAGCTGGTATAGTTGTTTTATTAACCTTGCCGCCTGGTAAAGTTAATTCTACTTCTACTTCCATTGGCCAACTTACTATCTCAACGAACTCCCCCGCCTTCTTAAACCCAAGTCCTTCAATCATTCCGTGCTGAATAAATATATCTCTCTTGCCAGCTTTAACATAATCCCAAAGTGACTCCTGTAATTCATCAGCCGTAGCAAACTCACTATGAGCATCTAATTCTGGTTCATCAGATTCATTAGTTGCTTTATATACCACACCAAATGTGTACTGCTTCTCATCAGTAGCTTTTATAATTGCTGCACTATACCGTGGTTTCTTTCTATGATTCTGATCTATAGTTAAAGAACCTTCTGGAAAATCAGCAGTAGTTAAAGCCTTGCGTCTGAGGACACAATCAATAAACTTCTCACCACCATCATTTCGTACATATAAATTCTCGACATCAAACTGATGCTTAAATACATCGAAATAGTCCTCTATCCAATAACTTACACAGTCCGAACTTGACTTTACAGTTACTAGAGCTACACCGTTTTCAGCTACTACTCTTCCCAGTTCTATAACTGACTTGCCTATATCCACTAAGTTTTCAAATATATTAGAGCATCTAATTACTTCAACTGAGTGATTCTTAAGTGGCCAATCCTCATCTAAGTTACACTGTAATACCACATCATCACCAACACCAATAGCTAAACAACCTGTCGCTGCTTTGGTATAGTGCACTAAGTCAATAACTGTGGAAGTTTTTTGTGGTAAATACTGTCGCCAATATGGCATTGGACTTATGGACTTGGATATCTGACCATTACAAATAGCAAAGCGCTGTGCATTGTCTGGATACTCCGTCACCATTGTATCCATTGACATACAACGTTCTATAAATTTACTTTTACCCTCGCCGGATCGTGGCTTCGGAATAGGCATTAGTACTAAACCTCTATCTACTTATCGTCATACCCACTAGCTAACCAACTACTCTGGTATGAGGTTTCATAATTGCTAGTTTCCTAGCTGTGAATTTACTAATACTAGAATCGGTTAGGAGTACTCGATCCTCTAATGGCACAGACTCAATTATTATAATATTATTTAAATCTGTATCACCAAACTTACCATCTAGTTTTCTACTTATCATATCTATACCGGCTCCAATACCATCTGGTATACCTTATAATCATAATCTTTAAACTCTACCCATCCTTTGGATACAACTTTGTAAGATGTATCACCAGACATAATTACTTCTCTTTGGTACTTGTATACCTTATCACTAGCTTGCGTAATATCAACCCCCTTTCCTTTAATCTTAAAAAGTACGCCTCTTCCACCTTCTTCCGTAGATTGCTGGAACTCCAAACCTACCATCCTAGAACGTGACGCAGATACTAATTTTCCTTTTAACTTTAACTGACTGCTATTTACTATAGAATTAAACTGAGTTTTATTCAAATCCCTTAGCCCCCGATACATGGTTCCTTCAAACTCACCAGACTTAGATAAAGCTTGATTAAATATCTTCATCTCAGATGGCATACCTTTCATATCATCCCAACCATAATTCCAATTTTTAATAGACTTTAATTCCCTTTCAGTAAGATTCTTAGCCCACTCATTTCCAACAGGCTTAGTACCACTAGGCCTAACTATACTTGGCTTTGATGGAGTCTTTGGAACCTTCAAAGTTGTTGGCTTAGGTGTTATCACAGGCTTACCCGAAACTAGAGGTTTTGGCACTTTAGCCTCTGGTTGTGGAGTCTCACCTAAGTAGTCAGGTGGTGTTAAGCATACTCCGCCTTCAGCTTTACTAAGGGCTGACTTCATTATCCAGCCATCATCTACTGCTGGGCATGGTGGTAACTCTTCGAATATCTCAGAACATCTACAGTTAGCATGTTGACCTGGTGGATGTGCTGCTCCCGAAGGATATGTTTCATCCCTGAATACCCACCCATGAGCTGCATCCCCAAAACAAATTGCACATACTTTGTTATCCTCTAGAGTAATAAGTCTTCGTCTGAAAGCCCCAGCATCAGTCGATACTTTTGCAGTAACTCCATTGAGAATTTTCTGTGCTTGATTAACTGCATTGCGAGAAGCTGTCTGTGCCTCTGCCCATTTTAGTACTCCCCCCATATTAGTTGATCGCTGAGCTAAAGTACCACCGAAATCCCTTGCTGGATTTGCATACCTTGCAATAGTCCCTGCTGCTACACCTATGAATGTCTGAAGCATTAGCCCCGACATTCTATGAGAATTACTTGACTGCTCAGGAAATACCTTATCAAACATTGCTACTGGATCCTCATCCCACTCTTCAGGTAAGTTAGAGTTAAACCCAATTGATGCCGCTGCTGTTGGAAGTGTTGTTCTAGCAATAACCGCTGTTGCTTTGTGTATACCTGAGTCGGAAACATCCTTTGCCCTATTCGCCAATATTGCTGCTAAGGCTGTAGCTATTTCCTTCTCCTTTGCTCGTTCTTCTTTTGTAATTCGCTTAGGTGTTTCCTGTTTACTAAAAGCCTCAGGTGGATACATCTTACTTGCACTTCTAAGCAATGCTAAATTGCTTCCAAAAGTACTCGATATATCTTTATAATACTTAAACATGGGCTTGGCCATTACCCGCCTAGCCACTTTAGCTAGAGTATTCTGCCTTGCTTTTATTACAGCATCCTTTCCTGTATACAATAATAAAAATTGAAGAGTCTGATGTATCGGATACACTCTCTCCAAGATTCTGACCTTGTCAGGACTTAAACCATGCCCATGAGTTACCCTTACCAATAGTAAACCTCACACACTATGCTCAGAAGTCAGCACCTCTTCCACCATTGCATCTAAGTCATCTAACTTCTGTAATACTTTGTTATTTATTTCCTTTTGATTTGGTGACATATTGTCTACCGCTTGAGAAAGCTGATCACCTAACATTCCTCCGCCTCCACCTACACTAGCTATATATTCTGACCATGTCATTTCATCAAATTCTTCTAATCTACTGTATGCTAAACGATACCTTCCCTCATTAATAGTTATGGCATCTGACTTAATGAGATTAACTGTCATAGATATATCCATTTCAGCATCACTAATATCTAACTCTTCTAAATCTGGCTTATACTTAAGTTCTGTAGTTATATCTGTGCCCCTATACCTATTGAACTCATCCTGCACAAACCTCTTTAGCCTTGCTTCCACTACCTTTTGACCACGACTCACCACTCCATCCTTATATATTTGATTAACTAACCTGGCTGTTGACCCACCTAAAAATCCTCTTACTTGAATTCCCAATCTATCTGGTGGCATTCTGTGAGCCACTAATATCTCACCATCGACCTGCTCCATCAGTCTACTAAAATGTAAGTCATTAATTGGCATACCCATTTTCTCAATAGTTACTTTAGCTTCACCTGATATAGGCAGCAATACATTACTATGTGGATTTCCTTGTAACTGTGTCTTCCAAATGTTAGCTATCTCATCCGCTGTTTCATCCACATCCCCTTCCAACCCACTTATAATTATTAAATGACGTGGCTCTCGATAATTATCAAAAAACTTAATATTAAAATCTCGTGCACTTATCGCCATTGTTATATATCCTATTCCTGAAATGTACTGTGGTATCCCATACCAATAACTGTGTCTATCTGGACGCCTAAAAACGAATAACTCATTTGCTAATAATTTTGTGTTTGTTTTATCTGGTGCTTTATATCCTGACTTTAAATAATAATTTCCTTCTATTCCGTACCGCTTAAAGTATACCATCTTTGCAGAACGCATCTGAGCATACAATACACTGGACTTGTGTGCCCTAAGTGTATGCGCTGGAATATAGTAAACATTCTTTACTATTCCATTTATATCTCGTGCTACCTCTAATGCTCCCCACCCTGTAGTTATATAATCTGATATCATAGATTGCAAAACTTCTACACTAGAAAACTCTTCGAATAGTGACTCCCACCACTTCATCATTTCAGTCCTCTCTTCATCATCAGTTTCCTCTTCACCATCCACCGGAATGAATTGCAATCCATCCGCCACTATATCTACCGTCTTCTGCTCAATGGCTGAAGCATGCATTGGCTGAGCATCCGCTAAGTCTACTAACTGCTGAAAATTGTATGGTGGCATCATCAGCAGATTGCCATACGCCGAAACTGATGCAAATGGATCAGTAATCTGCATTGATGGATTAGCATACTCTGCCTCACCTGTAACATCATTTACTATTAATGATTTAACTGTATACCTTTTTGGATTACTATTTTCTTCTGACATTACTACTCTCCTAGCTTTATATCGCTATCTATTTCATTACCCCAACAGTCCGCCCAGCATAGCTATTCTTCTTAATTCATCACCCCATTATTAGATCATAAGGTGATTAGTTTGTCAAGACTTTCCCTAATATCACATCCATCTATATCAAATCCTATTGAGTCCCATCCTTCGACCTTTTGTCGTGCGAAGAGTTCTATGCGTGGAATATCACCCATTAACTGAACTATCTTATCCCTTACTATAGCAGGTTTTTCTGAGTGCCTTGTCTTTGGATGGAGTATTACACTTGAAACACTATTACTTTTAACTAATGAATGCCCATTACCCCTTACACCCAACAGACACACCTCTATGTTGCTCTTGGCATAATATCCAATTCCAAAGAAAGGGCTACCATCCTTATTAGTCTTTACCCAAGAAAACCCAAGTGTTTTATACTGAAACCCCCACGCCTTCATAACTTCCAACGCTTCTTGCAGTTGAGGGAATGTGGCCCACAATAGACAAACGGAAGGATCGGCAGAGATGCTCTGTATCGGTAATGCCTTAATATCTGATAGTTTCATTGTCTTATATTGAACATCTACCCCACCTTGAGGAACCCCACCATTTTGATAACTCCACGGTGGATCTGCATAAATTATTTTGTACTTTATATTCAATATTCTACCCACACCTTGACCATCCACAACCAGCACCACAAGACAAACACCCATCCTGCAGTACCGCTGGCAATTGACAATCTGGGCACAGCATACCCGACTCTGTTGGCTGTAATGAATTATTAAATGTTAATGCTAACCAACGTGCTACATAGTCTAAAACGCTAGTGCATATTTGTATATCTTTATTTTGTGTAAGCCCTGCCGGCTCAAATCTAGTTCCCCTAAACTTATTTATAATTGTAGTTATTGGTACTCCATATTGCAATGACATTGAAACCACTATTGCTACTGAATCTAACAAGCCTTCAATTGTGCTGCCCTGCTTGCTAGATGTAATGAATACCTCCCCTGGTTTACCATCTTCAAACAGCCCTACAGTAAGATACCCCTCAAACTCACCTATATCAAATTTATGTGTTATAGATTTTCTAGTTGTAGTCATCCTACGTCTACCATTAATCTCTTTATTTTCAACTACTATAGGAATAGATTCTCTAGCTGTACTTGGCTCAGTAAAGTCTATTACCTGCTCCCCTCTACTTTTATCCCTGTATACTGTTACACCTTTACAACCGAGCTGCCATGCTAATAAATAGGCACCACTGACATCAGAAATTGTTGCATCACTGGGTAGATTTACAGTCTTACTTACTGCTAAATTAGTATACTTCTGAAATGCAGCCAGCATCTTAATTTGCCACTCCCAGTGTACCTCATGAACTATCTTTGGAATAAAGTTACCTGTATGAACCCTAATCTTTTCACTCACCTGCTCTCTATCCCCTAAGTATCTTGATCCATCCCTTATAAAATGAGGCTCTATACCTGCACTGCAGCCAGCAATAACTGAGATGCTACCTGATGGAGCAATACAAGTTACCGTTGCATTGCGTCTAGCCCCTCCATGAAGTTCTTCCTCGTACGCTGGAAATGATCCATACTCACCCGCTAAAGATATACTCTCCTGTCTTGCAGTATTATTGATAAATTTCATTACTTCTTCAGCATACTCTACTGAAGTAATAGAATCATAATCTATATGCTGCAAAGCTAAAAGGTCTGCCCAACCCATCACACCAAGACCAATCTTCCTTGTTAAATTTGCCGCTTCTTTAATTTCTTTCACCGGATAATCATTATTATCTAATACTGTATTTAAGTATCTTACCGCACATCTAATAGTTACAGCAAGCATACTCCAATCTAAACCATCCAACAAATAACTATAGTGCTTCACTAAATTTATGCTTCCTAGGTTACATGGCTCATTATCCAATAAAGGCACTTCCCCACATGGATTAGTCCCTGTTAGCTTGCCTAAATCTGGAGTTGGATTGTGTCTCTCGGCTTCATCAATAAAGTATAAACCTGGCTCTCCTGACTCCCACGCGCTATTGCATATTTCACGAAATAATTTATTCTCATCACTTATAGTTGAGTTTGCAACTTTACTCATAAACTCATCAGTAACCGCTACTGAAAGATTGAATGTATTTAATACCTTATCATTTCCCTTTTTACAGCTAATAAAATCTCTAATATCTGGATGGTCACATTGCAATATCGCTATCTGTGCCGCATCCCTCTTACCACCCTGTGTTATCATTTCACTTACTGACTGATATAGTTTCATTACCGCAATTGGCCCACAAGCTTTACCATGAGTTGATGCTATTGAGGTACCTGCAGCCCTTAACTTACTCAAAGTATACCCTACACCACCACCCCACTTTTGAACCATTGCCGCCTTATTAGCCACATCCATTATTGATACCATTGAATCATCTACATCAAACTTAAAACAGGCGCTTAAAGTTCCCTGTCCTGTACCAGCATTAAATATTGTTGGACTATTAGGCAAAAACCTCAAGCTTGACATAAGCTCATAAAACTCTTGTGACCCAAAAGATATTCGTCTAAACATTTGCTCAACTGTCTCATGATGCTCCTCACAATGAGGACATACTTCAGTATTCGCTGCTCCTGAATCTTTTAATAGATACCTCTTACAAAGTACCTTTTGCGCTGCATCTGTTAATTCTATCATTCATCCCCTTTATCAGTAAAAATATGTTGTAGTACCTGTAAAAGTATAATCTACTCCATTAATAGTAGTATGTGTTACAGTATGCCGTCTCTGTGATTTAACTTTCTGTATATCAGCATACCCCTTTAGCAAATCAACTAATAAATCCCTTGCCTTATTTATTTTCTTGGTCATTTCTAAAGCTTGTGGATCTAAACATATATCTGGATGCCACTTCTTTATCAATAATTTATATGTCTTATCTATGCTATCCTGTGTAGCTTCATCCATAGCTGATAAGCCAAACAAATCTAATGCTTCCTTCATATCCTGTTCTGTATATCTTAAATTCATTAGACATTCCTACTCCTTCCCATATGACCTGGCTTTTTATCCTTCTTCCCTTCTGGCTCACCTACAATAGCCAGATATGCTAAAGCCATTGCAACCATTGTATCTGGTGGATGCCCTGTACCATAAATATCTGTATACCTTGCAAATTTATGCTCTGTATGCATCTCCTTTAACATTGGAGCTTGAATCCTACCCGCCTCCACTCCAATAATATAATCACTAAACAGGTCAGCCCTCTTCTTAGTATTATAGTTAATTACATCAGTGTTGTCAATGTAATCTGAAATAACCGAGCCAACTCCTGTTGCATCATGAATTTTCTTTTCACTTGGATACCTTTCTAATCGTCTATCAAACCTCTTTACCATTAATGGGTATGGCTCTTTATTTACTCGCTCATATGCTGCTAACCTAACCGGATAAACATCATACCTCAAAGTAACAATTACAGTTTTATCAACATCCCTTGCCCAGTCTGCTGCAGTTGAATATGATGCTCCTGGTCTTGGCTTTTCAAATTCATAGTATGCCCCTAACTTATCATTAACCGTACCTATTCTTGGTCTAAATAATTCTAACAAAGCCTCCGCCTCAAACAGCCTTCCCTCCGCTACCGGCTCCTGCATCTCATATTCAATATTCCACATCAAACTAGATACCGAATCTTTCTTTTCTTCTATTTGCTCATCTGTAAGCCAACCACCATTCTCTACCCTGGACTCCCGATAACAATTATGAGCCACTAATCCATTAGCAATAAAATTATAATACTTTGGAACTGTCATATCCCAAACATCTATCATACCGTTATACTCAATTCTCTTAACAATTGCAACGTCCACAAATTTAGAAGTTTTTTTGAGCATGCTCGGCAGTAGTAAACGTGTGTCCTGGCTGATGGAATCAAGTCTTCTCCATCCTTTTGTAGTAAGAAATTTGTGCTCTGCTGTTGCAATAATTGTTGTCTTGTCTGTAATAATTCTGTATGTTTCTCTTTTATCAACTCTCCAGATATTACTGGCTTTTGCTGTAACAATATTTCCGTTGTCATAAGCTAATACCTCACTGCCTACTAACATATCTTTTATCTTGTAATCTCCTGTTGGAGTTGATATTAAAGTATCACCTGAAACGCACCACTCGTATGTAGGCCATCCCCGATCCTTTGCTAATTTTTCAACATAATCCATAGTTCCATCTGGATACTGTTTAGTGCTGGAGATAGTAGTCTGTGCCTTGATGCCTCTATTATCCATTGCCTGCCCCATAGCCGCATCAAATACTAACTGCTTCATCTCATCCGCTTCATCGATCCTAAGCCGTTGTGGATGTGGCCCTCTAGCCGACTTTGTTGAAGCGGTAAGAGCAATTAACTTATTGCCCAGTATGCAATTAGTGCTCCATGTCGTTGGCTCTCGTGGAATGAAGTGCCTTAAAGGTGTTTCAAATGACTGCCCATCTATAGTGATTACATTATTCCAGCTATCCCGCTCCACCTCATGAACTCTTCTTGATTGCTGCCCTGACCCACCTAACAAATTTACATTGGCACCGTCTAAAATCTCTAGCATAGATAGTGCTGCCAATAAAGTTGTCTTTCCTGCAAATCCCCTGCTGCCCTTCCATACTATTACTGGAGCTTCAGCGAAATAACTAGCTGCCACTGCATCCAATGGAGCTTGGTGATCTGAGCATACCGACTTTTCAGTTACTGTTATATTAAACAATAATTGCAACCACCTCTGCAGTTGCCACTTATCTCTTGGACTAGTATAAGGCACTCTTTCACCTGCATCAGTTAAGAATACTAACTGTCCTAATGGTTCATCTACATTCCTACTCATTCACTTATCTACTTCATCATATATGTTGTCAAGCAAGTCATCTGTATCTTCAGTTACCTCTACCTTTGGCTCTTGATAACTAGTACCTACCTGATTTGTCCTAGCATCAATCACTAGTGTTACTCCTGCTGTTGCCTGTGCCATTACCTGTGGAGCATCTGTTTTACGATCTTTATCCCTAAGCCCTAGCAACTCCTCTACATGCTTCTCTTCACCCGATATAAATTTTAAAAGCTCAGATTCTGCCTTAGCCTTCTGCGCTTTGTCTGTATCTATATCTAATGAATTTCCATCGGCATCGGTTATGTTATTACATACTCTCCTTAACTCAGTTAATGAATCCCTGGCTTCTACTATTAGTTGCCGCCTAGCCGATACCTGCTCCATTAACAGATTTTCAAGCTCCCCCTGAAACAAAAGCAACCGCATCTGCCTGGCTCTGCCAATATCTTTGTATATCTGTGTTACAGAAATGCTATGCACTTCCATTATTTTTGGAAGAGAATTTCTTTCTAGATACATCTTATAAACCGCCAGAATGCGTGTTCTAAGATGATCATCCTCTAGCCACTTAGGTAAAGCTACTCTTTTTTCTTTAGCCTTACGTAATCTAGCTATATTAATTAAATAGTTATCTGGTAAATCTCTTCTCGCTAATAATTCCGACATTCTATACCCTTATAACTTATCGACTAAACTCCTATTCTTCCACTCCCTGTAGAGTATCCTAGCAATTTTAAGATAAATATAACTGTCCTGCAACCTTGATTCTATATCCTCCACCTCTCCCTCCCTACCCTCTGCCAGCATAAGTAGCGCACAATCGAACTGCTTTAACATGAAGTCTACCGCTGTTGCATGAGCAGTAGTCCAATCAAGACCTGGGTACAGTGACTTTATTGCAGATACTCTTTTAAAATTACCTAGCGGATCATTATTAACATCCCCTGCATAGTCACTATTTTTAGCCGAATGCAACTTTAACTCTTCTTTAGTCAATGCTAAATAATCTGGATGCCCTTTAAAATCAACTACATTTTTATCACTCATTTAAATCCCTTTTCTAACTATAGCATTTTCTGCTAAAGACTGATATACATACATTGGCATTTCTTTAACTATATCACCGCCACCGCCATCTAAATGAGTTGTAATTTCAGCAGCAATATCTGATCCAAACAATGCTACTAAAGATTCGCTATACGCTTTATACGCTGGCACTGTACCACCTTTATAACATCTCATTAGTCTATACCTGTTCCGCACAATTAAAGTATTGTTTTTATTTAGTGTAAAAGGTGATGCCCTGCAGCCTATAGGTTTCCTCACTGTCCCATGCAAACCACACAGCCCATCTGGTCTCTTAAATGGGCACTTTCCTCTTTTGTCAGCTACTATTAAACCACCTTTGACTTCTGCACCTAACTCCTCTATGCCATTTTTCTCACGTTCGCTAATTGCTACAGATAATTCTCCCGACCCCTCACAGCATTTTCCTTTGCAAACTTTAGTTATATACTCTTGTGTACATCCTTTGAAAAGTTGTCTCACCGATTTAGCACTAATCTTAATACTTACACTATCCATTAGACATTCCCTTACACCTTGCTGATGCTATCTTACAGTACTCCTCAGACAACTCAATCGCTATTGCTTTCCTACCTAACATCTTGGCTGCCAGTGCTGTAGTTCCACTACCGGAAAATGGATCTAATACAATATCACCTTCTCGGCTGCCTAACGTGATTAAATAACTAAATAAACGAATTGGCTTTACAGTTGGATGGTTGTTTTTTGATTTACTCTCAATATTAGGGGCATGTTCAGGTGTTCCCTGATAATCACCATAAGTAGAATGCTTACTTCCTAATGGTAATCCCTCACATCCCTTGTTCTTCTCACTCTTAGAGGCTTTAGGAACTATCAGGAATGGGTATGTCTTTTGTACTGACTCTGGTAATTGCTTAACTCTCTCTTCCCACCATTTATCTAGGGAGAAATATCGGGAGAATGAGCCTGAGTCGTTCCATCCACCATTATCAGTATGCTTT